GGATCGCCATCATCTTTAAGCATATATCTCTGGTCTTTTCATCTATCGGGCCTTGATAAACATAGGTAGCATCTTCTGGATCAAAGGCTGTCATTTGTGCAGTTACGTTACGTTCAAATGTATTCAATGCTGTATTGGCTAATGTTTCAGCTTGATCTGGTCTTAATACGCTCCCTAGCATACTTTGTGCTATCTCTCTCTCGGTCTTACTACCTATAATACCTTTCACAGCCTCATCAATGATTTGCTCACCCATCGTACTAATCTGCTTTCTAAATGTTGCCTCATCTAATCGTACCAATGCTTGTAGTGTTTCTTCTGTTACTTGCCCGGTTGGCTCCATTCCAAGCAGTACACCTTCATACGATGCGATGTATTGATTGAGATCATTCTGCATACCAATCTGATTAAAGATATAATCATCAACATCAAGCGTGGAAATGAGAGAGATAAACTCATCCTTTGTTAGTGATCTTTGGAGATCAAGTATATCTTCTACCATTTGTGCTTGGGCTTTCTGCAAAGCCTGTGCGAATTGCTGTGCTATTTGATCTTTATCCACGCTGTAATGCCGATACTAATGGAGATGTAGGTGCTTGTGGCTCCTCTACCTCCGGTTCTAATTCTTCTAATCTTTGTTCTAGTTCTTCATCAGTTATATCTGGGTTGAACTCTCTGTATAATTCTTTCTTATCCATCAAGCCATTATCCAACATAAACTGCAAACGATCCTTCTGTACGTTCCATTCTTCTGGATAATCTGATTCCGAGAAATCAACTGCAAAGGATTCATCTAACACCTTTCCTGTATGAACCTCAATCAATCTGCGATCAATCATATATCGTTCTTCTTCAAAGTCTTGGAACATAGGGATGTCTGATTCTCTTGATTCTAGGTTCTCCATGTTTAGAATCTTTAATGCTTGTCCACTTGGTATTTGACCTTGCTCACCCCATCGTATTGATAGAGCGTGATTTTGACCAGTAACATTCAATTGATGTTTGATGGAGGTGCTACGAATGACATGGAACTGCCCTCCGGTAATGATATTAATCTATCCACTCCCCACTTGAGGTTCGGTACCTCTTGATCAATCCCGGTAATTACTGGTGATCCCATTTGATACCTAGTAGCCAACATCACTTCTGTAAATGCGATAGAAGAATGAAGAGCCGCCATAGTAACATCCATTGCATCATAAGGAAACATAATACGAGAGATAGGGTTAAGTTGATATGGGTTCAACATCTCTGGATTACCTTGTATCGGATATATGCGACCATTAATGTCGTATAAGAAGTGCATTCCCGGTTCGCCATCCCTAGCCTCACTCCAGAATACAAACTCCCTATCACCTTTGGCATTCTTACCACGCTCATACGAGTACCCATAAGGCTCCATCTCACCTTCGTAATAATACTCTCGTACATTAGGGAGGATGTGGTATTCAATCTTTTGCTTTCTTTCGTTCCATACTGATTTGATATGGATCGTACCTAATAACCAAGCCAATTCACTTGCGATACGAGATGATGAATTAATATGATGAGTATAGGATAGATATTCCTCTGCTAGTTCACCACCTACGAATCTTTTAGCTGGAGACTTGTACAACATCATCCTTGCTCTTGAAAACCTTGATACAATCTTACCTAATGGTAATGGTGGTATCTGGCTCAATGATGTACCGGGGAAGTAGTCTTTTACATAATCTTCAATATCACGATTATAATAGAAGTCTAATCCCATTTGCCTACGCTTGTATTCTTCTTTTAATACATTATCTTCAGCATTCTTGATGCTCTCAAATACTGCCTTGCTCCCCAAGTCTGGTATCGTTACCATGTCATAATATTTCATTACCACTCCACCGATGTTGGGATTCTGCTAATAATAGGATGTCTATAAGCGATGTAATAACTACAAGCATCAATCATGTGAGTTAATGCTATATCGCTCTTATCTATCTTACCATCTCTACTTCTTTGTACTTGTTCTAAATCTTTTATTAAGTGAACACACTTTGAATCAACTGTCATCCTAACTCTACCCTTTGCATCTTTCAGCATTCTATTTAAAGCATTCAACCTATCAATCACAGGAGGATTTGCTTTCTTGGCTATAACATGAAAACCATAATCTTTTAGGATCATGTGATCTGAACGATTTGATGTAGTTGATCTGGCTGATCCAGCACTATCTGGATATACAGGGATGTTTGGTGCAGTAGCTTTCATAGCCTTTGCCATCTCTTCTGTGTTTGAATTGGTTTGCCTTATCTCATCAAAGTAATGAATCGTACCATCAGAGAACTCACAGCCTAGTACAGCACTCATGTAATCAACATTGAAATCCATTCCCCAGAATAGATTGTTTGATAGTTGCTCGGCTTTCTTCACATGAATATTGCGATCAAAATTGTAGGCGGCTCTGTTCCCTGTTGTTTCAAAGGATGCTAGGAACTCTGTTTTAAACGCCCTCTCATCCATCATACTCTTGGCTTTCTCTATCTCTTCCTGTGGTACATAACCACCATCTACTGTTGTATACTGCCAACTCATCCAGTCTTTGTCCTTACCTTGTCCTCTTAAATAAGCATCATAGAGGTGATCATATCCATTTGGTGTACCAATAAAGAATGCCTCACCATCCGTAGTAGTTAACATAGGATAGATAATTTCATCCCATACGTGAGGTTTGATGTAGCTGTATTCTTCCATAACAACCATATCTAGACCAGCACCTCGAAGGTTGTTTTCTTGTTCTGCACCTCTAATTGCAATCTCTGATTCATTTGGTAGTTTGATAGTAAGTTCTGATTCATTGATTTGACAGTCATATTCTCTAAACAGTTGTCGCATTAACTTCCAAGTGGTTGCCTTTCCTTGCCTGTAGGTTGGTGTAATAATCCATCGCCTTTCTCCAGATTTGATTTCTTTTGTTAGCAACCAAATCAAAGATAGATGAGATTTTCCAAACCTTCTCCCAGCCACCAAAACCTTTCGCTTGGCTGGATGATTTACAATCTCTCTTCGTTTTGAATCTATGTTCCAATCAATCAATACTTAAAATTTTAATAGGCTCGGTCTTATAACTGACCTCTCTACGCTCCCTACTCTTGCCCTCTGTTCTATCTGCTAATTCTTTGGCGGCCTGTACATTGCCTTTCATGGCGGCACTTATCTGGCCAACAATTACAGCATGGCGAAATGATCTATCAGCCTCTAAATTGAATCTCTTTATCTTACCACTTCCAGTTGTCATTGTTATATCTATTGCACTTGAATCTAATAGTTCATTGGCTACATCAGCCCATGCTTCGCCTTTCTTTGGTCTACCTTTAGGATTGCCAGATTGACCTTTCTTCCAGCCTTTACCTTTTAAGTTGTCAATTCGGTTGAATTTTGATTGTTTATCAGCCTTCGACACGCTCAACCCTTTCTGCTTTCTTGCCTGTGAACTCTTCCCATCTTTTAACTATTACATCACAATAATGTGGATCAAGTTCCATCCCATAACATTTGCGATTAGTTTTCTCACAAGCTATTAAAGTTGATCCAGAACCAAGAAATAAATCTAAAACAGTTTTTGGTTTACCATAGTTTTCAAAACACCATTCTGATAAAGCTATTGGTTTTTGTGTAGGATGAACTCTTTTTCCCTTTTCACCTTTTCTAATTAAACCCATCCACATCTGCCTATATATATTTGATTTTATATCTTTATTTGTCCATGCCATTTCAAAATCGGAAAAATTATCATTCCAATCTTTTTCTTTTTTATCCCAAACAATCCAACCTCTTGATGGCGGTAGAAAATCTGTCATATAATTACCACCCCAGAAAACGATGCTCTCAAAATCTTTTATTAATAAATAACTTTGTTTCGCAGTATCAGTAGAACTATCCCCAATTATTGGTCTATATTGATTTGCATCCACAAATCCTTTTCCACCGACAGATTTACTTCCACCGACAACTTCTATTCCATATGGCGGATCAGTAAACACCATATCAGCTTTGTTACCATCCATCAATAAATCAACATCTTCTTTCTTTGTTGCATCCCCACATAATAATCTATGATCTCCAAGTATCCATAAATCACCATGCTTTGTTATGGCTTCTTCTACTTCTGGAATCTCATCATCATCTATTAACCCTTGCTCTGGCTCATCTTCATAGAATTGTAATTCATCATCTGTAAATCCCCAATCCATCAACTCATCTACATCAAAGTAATTAGCTAATGAATCATAATCCCATTCACCAACATTCTTATTAAGCCTTATATTCAATTCCTTCTCTTGGTCTAGGGATAGATCGACTTCAACACATGGAACTTTTTTGATTCCTAGTTCCTTTGCAATCCTTAATCTTTGATGGCCTCCAACAAGTATATTATCTCTTTCTTTGTTTTTATTTACAATCAAGGGATCTACTAGGCCAAATCTTTGTATTGAGTCTTTTAGTTGAGCGTGTTGCTCTTTGGTGAGTTGGCGAGGATTATACTCTGCCATTATCAGATCATCTGGTTTGTAGTTTTGTACTTTCATATTTATTTAGTTGCCCGGACAACAAGTTCAATTCCTGTCTATCGCCATAATTCCAATCTATAATCTGTCGTTTTCTCTGCGAGTGAGGCTTGAACGTGCCTCTATAAATACAAGGATTCCACTACAAAATCAGAGTTTATTGTTTTATAAGTAATTATTTATATTGAATATATATATACTACAAAATTTGAGAGCATACACCAGTATACTACTTTTTAAAAAACAGCATACACCAGTATGCTAATGTTTAGGGTAGTGAGAACCATGCTACGGTATCAAGCCTACTATAATCATCTTAAATGTTCTCGTGTAGTTTTTTATCTTCCTTTAATTCGGCACATCTACTTTATTAAGCCATCTACCCTAATTTCATTTAACATATCGTTATCTATTTCATATAGATCTGATTTGACTTTGATTGCTGTTCCATCTCTTCTTACTCGTATTGATCCTTGTTTGTGGAATACTCTACGATTCTTGAACTGCTCTTGTGTTACCCATCCACAGATGGTGAGTATTGAATCAGTCTTGTTTATTGAGCAGAATAGGTAAAT